GTAACTTGAAATGAATTTTCTGTTGCTAATATATTAATTACCATATTTGCTCCGGTGGTACTTACACGAAAATGTATTCTTATTGTAAGTGAATGTCTGTCATCACTAGATACCATTTCAACCTGTCTAAGTTCTATATATGGTAACCAATAATTAATATCCTTTCGTATTGTTGTATCTAAAGCACTTCTTAAATCAGATGTATTATTATCAAATAAAACTTCTCTAATTCTTGTACCAAAATTTGGTTGCATATATCGTTCACCTTTAAAGGTCATTAATAAGTTTTTCAAATTTGAAAGTACTTGTTCTTCTGTTGTAAATGTTTGTGCAAATACTTGTCCTCCACCTCGCGATCCAGAAGCATAATTAAGAGCATCACCAAAATATGAACCTCTAAAATGTTCAGTAACTGCAATAGAAGATTTGTTAAAAGGTAGTGGTATTCCTACCGCAACTTCGGGAGTTTCATTAATAGGCTGATATTGATATACCGGTCTTTTATTGATTGCCATTATTTACCTTTCTTTTTATCTATTGCTTTCATTAATCCACGATAATCTTTTGTCATATTTTCAACTGTTTTTGCAACATTTTCATTTTGCATATTAACCGGCCTACCGGTAGTATCATGTGTTGCCAATGGACCTTGAACCGTATTAGATGTCCTCATTGAACCCATATCCGGCCATGAATCTTGTTGCATTACTAATGGTCCTTGCTGCATACTTGCAAAATCTGCTGTCCCAGCTGTTTCATTTAATATATCATTCAGCATTGAATTTGAACTAAATGATTTTTTTGATTTAGATTTAGACTGGGGTTTAGGCTGTTCTGTCATTGTATGTAAATTCATTCCATGTGACATAACTTTATCATGATTTATATTCTGTTCTGTTATTATTTCTTTAACAGCAGAACGTACTTCTTCTCGTATAATCTTTCGTAATACTTTAACAAATGATTTAGAACTCATATACCTCTCCTTTTTTATAAATATGAAATAGTTGTGAATTAGCCTAGGTTACTTTACCTAATCCTTTACCTATTCCAGGTCCTGCTCCTTTACCCGGAGTAATAGTTGCTCCTGCTCCTGATACTGGGTCTGACATAACTCCTTGGCCGGCTGCATTAATAGTTGTAACTGCAGTAGTAACAGCTGTTTTTACATCTCCCGATCTTACAAATTTATCAATTGCGGCTGCAACATCTTGTGCAAATTGATCTATACCTTCTGCTTGGTCTCGAACTTCTTCGCCTTCTTTTTCGCCTTGTCGCTGCAAGGCAGCTTTTAAATCTTGTAATAATCCATTTTTATCTAAAGGCATAATTTATTCTCCTATTATTGATGCATCTTTTCAATTTCTTCTTGTATCTCTTTTAATCTCTCAAGAGCACTAGATTGCCCCGTTGGACCTGACGGTGTTGCATATCGTTCAATACCTTCAGCTAAATCTACACATATTTTAAGCCATTCTTCAATTTGTGTAAAATAATGATCTGCATCTATTTGCCATGCCGGTGTTACAAACTTTATATCCTTTGCAGATATTAACATTAGTTCATCTTTTTTTGTATTAAATATCATCCTTTCGGCTCCTATAATAACCTGCGATTCTTGATAATCTACTAACGGCATAGGTTCTTCAGGAGTTTGTCCGATGTTTGGTTGTGCTAATTCAAATCGTTTTATTTTTTGTTTTGATGTTAAATATATAAAACTTTTATCATCATCTGGTTCTTCAATTTTATAATATGGGTCATATGTATCTTCACCTGAATATCCGTCTAATAATCCTTTTACTTCACATGTAAGTGCTATAAATGGATCACCAGCTTTTTCTCCTTCCCAAAAAGGTTCTTCTTTATATTTATCTAATTCTAAATGAGTACTACTAAATCTAAAAATAGAACCAAATCTTGATGCTCTAATTATATCTCCTTGAAATGGTTGTATAGGCAGTACATCTTTTTTTTCAAATGATACTTGTTTAGGTTCTGCTCCTGGTGAAACTTTTGATATTCCATCAGAACTATATCCTCTACCAGATACTTGTGAATCTTGTATAAATGGCATAATGGTATTATTAACTATTCCATGTGCATTTACTAGACACATATAATACCATCTATATTGATTTAACTTTTCTGCCTTACCATCTATAGCATTATAAACCAAAACTTGTTCTCCGTATAAAGGTACATTTAACATCGTAGGATCGGCCGGAACAGCCCATACTTCAGAAGATGTAGTCATTTCTTTACCTCTGAGTCGTATACGTATTGTTCCAGGAGGATGATCTAAACCATCTTCATCTTGATATTTATCATAAAGTGTATGATCAGATTCAGGTTCTATCACTTGACAAATCTGTAGGGCTAGTTGTGATACTGCCATCGTTCTTTATCTCCGGTTTATTGGTTTCTTTAATATTGTTTATTTCTTCTTCAGCTTCTTCTAATAATCGAGCTCGTTCATCTTCACTTAGTCCAAATTCATTTCCGTCATCATCTTTAGAACTAGCTGAAACAAGTCTTTGAACTACCGCTGCTAGTTTAACTAATGCATCGTCATTTTTAACTGATACTTCTAGATAATCTTTTATCATTGGTACAATTATTGATGCATCGCCTATATTTTTTATCATTGGTTCTAAACTTTTAATTAACGTATCTATTTGACGCGACTTCTTTTTTGAGTTGTGATATACATCTCTCATTAGATCAGAAAAGTTTGTACCTTTAAATAATTCGAATTCTTGGCTCATATTATATCCTTTTATATAAATATGAGTAGCTAGGTTTTATGATATCAAATGACCGGATTTTGAATAGGATGCGAACATTTTAGCATAATCTTTTTTCATTACATTGAGAACCTTTGTAATGTTTTGAGTCTTAAGACCTGTCCGTTCTCTTATAAGTATATAAAGAGCTTTTTTATTGAAGTTTTCTATATTATCTCGTATTCTAAATAATTCTAGGATTGTATCTGCTACTATAATATCTCGTTTATTTGTGAAAATAGAATTCATATTCTTATCATACCATTCAACCCATAAATTTGTAAATTCTTTTAAAGATTCTTGATGATCTGATAATGCCATTTCTGCAGATATATTTCTTCTATCATCTAAAATATCAGTACTCATACGTGCTTTCATTTTAGCATAATTAGCATTATTTTGAATTATCAAATAATTTTTAGCTATAATTGAAAAATATGAAAAGGCTTTACCTTTACCTTCTTGAAATTTACCAATCTTCTGTACTAGAAATGCAACTACTTCTGCTTTAACATCTTCATATGGAACATCAAAATATGAAAATTTAAATGTATGATAAATATTTTCAACTAGTTTATTAAATGGATAATTAATATATTCTTTAAATACTCGATTTCTTTTTGACCAAGAAGGTTCTGAATTATATGCAATAATTGCTTGATCTGTTATGTATGTAAAATATTGCTTCTTGCTAGGTTTACGACCTCTTCTTACACGTGGACCGTTTTCTTCTAGGTCTTTCATTTCAGCAGCATGCCATTCATAAAATTTTTGTACTGGGCTAAGTTCTTCCATTAAAATCCTTTATTTAAATCTTCTATTACTTCTTTAATTATTTTGAATGAAGTTCCTACTTCATCAGAAGCTTCAAATGCTCCTAATCGATCAGCATTTTTTATTACAGAATTAGATTGACCGACTTTTGTTTTTAATTGTTGAAAAAAGTTATAATACTCAGTATTCGATGTTTCTAATTCATCTATATAATCAGTTTGAGTTTCTTGTTTTTTCAATTGATTAATATTAACAAATATAGATGTTAATAATAATACTGATAAAATTATAATAGTTGTTATCATTTGTTATCTCCAAATAAATCATCAAACATTTTAGATGCATTAACTTTTGTTTGAGGATTGGTTATTATCTTTGACTTTCTTTTCATAGATGTAGTTGTAATTGGTTTATTATTATTCCATCTTTCAAATTCTATTCTAGCTGCCATTAAATCTGCCTGATGCATTACAAATCCTAAATTAGTTTTTAATTTAGAATCAGCTGTTCTGGACATGAAATATGGTTTATTACTTTCATCATATAATCCATCTGTCAATTTAATTCCTAACATTTCATTCCAAGTGATGCTAATACCATAATGTTGCAATAGCCAAATAGATAGGTCATTTACGAGGGTGAATTGGTTGTTAGGATTAACCTTATACATCCTTCCCATATTCTTTCTATGCCATTCAGAATCATTAGGAATATATGTTTCATTACCTTCTCCAGGAAATCCCATTTTGCCAATATCATGATTTAATGCTGTAAAAATTAATTCTTCTTTAGTATAACCAGACATATCTGCTCCCATTCTTGTCCATAAATCATATACCTCATGAGCACAATCAATTACTCGTAAAACATGATCTACATAACCGCCATCAAATGCATTATGATAATGATCAATACTAGATGCTGGTTGAGTTGACATTCTATCTTCTAAATCTGTATACATAGATAATAGTTTAGTTTGTCTTTCTCCTGTAAATTCCGTTCTAATTACTTCTAATAAACGTTCCCAATTTTCTACTATTTGTTCTGCTGTTAATTTCATATCTTAATTATTTGACGATACCATTGATATTTCTGATTCTCTAACTAGTAAATATTTTACATCTTCTAGAATTATTTCATTTCCATTTTTACCTGATAATAATCTATTTGCTGCTAATACAACATCTCCTACTTTACACGTCATTGGAATTTTATCTCCTGTTTGAGTAAATAATCCTGGTCCTACTGCTATAACATCTGCATAACCATATTCAGGTGCACTTGTTGTAAGTATAATTCCATTTACAACATTTTCTTTTTGTTCTTTTGCTTT